AATCTTCCTCTCTTTTTGTGCTCTAATAAGCCCAACACTATATCTAATTTAAGAGATTATTAAAAAGTAATACCAATATAAGGGGTAGTCCTTTTAAATGCCTTAAATATTAAATATGGGGCTTTAGCCAAACTTAATAATATCAATCAAATCACTGTCCTTGATTTCTTCTACTAAACTCATCATTGGTTTGCTTTCTATTACATCAGCACTAACATCATTATTCTTTAGAAAAGCATTGATAGCATTTAGATCACTACTCTTTACTTCTCCTGAACTTAATAATGTTGTGTAATGTTTAGCTACCAAGTCATGTAATGAATTTAATTGTTCTACACTTGCTTTTGCCATAATTTAACTCCAATAGTATTCATATTATGTTTTACTTCCACCTGCTATTTTTATGCCACTCAAAGTTTGGCATATAGTTTTCTTCTTTCATTATGCCGAGGCCTCTGCTTTATTCTCAAACCATTTAACCGCTTCTTCGTCCCACTTGTCCATTCGAACATATGACATGTAACGTGGTGAATCAACCATGTTAGGATTAACGTCTAAGCCAATACCTTCCATAAAATTCACAATACCGATACGCTCAATCATCTCACCAGTTCTTTCGTGCTCTAGTGCATTCTCAGCAAAGAAGTCGATAACTTCTCCTGCTAATTCTTCGATTGCTTCATAATCTTCTTCTGTCTCAAGCTTCATAAATGGAACAACAACTGTGCCGAATAAGTCACCGATCTTCAATGTGCGCTTACCGCCCATACAAATTGTTACACCTTTGTCATCACCAGTTGCTAAGATAGCTTCAGTAGGCATATCTTTTGTTATATAGTTATGTGTTAATGGTGATGTTGCGTTTAAACAGTGCATACATTTAACACAGTTTCGGTTATCAATAGTAAGAGAAGTATCAGCATTAACAGTCATACATTGCGTAGGACAACGAGAAGTAATGTTATCAACAACATAGTCCATGCCCTTATCTGCAACCATTGCTTTCCACAAGTCTTGGTTGATTTTAATATCATCTCTCCAAGTTCCTATTGTTGCAAAGTCTGAACGCTCAATTGAGTTCATACAGTCGTTTGCACAACCAGAAACTTTAAACTTCATTTTGTATGGTAATGCAGGTCTGTGCATGTCATCAAGGAAAGCATTAACCAATGTGCGTAAAGCCGCTTGCTCGTTTGTATTTGACATTTCACAACGTGCCGCACCAACACATGACATACCAGTTCTAACAGCAGGGCCCGCACCACCCATATCAAAGCCAATCTCGTTAAGCTCGTTAAAAATAGTTTGCGTTGTCTTTTCTGTTGCTCCTTGGAACATAATGTCACCAGACTGACCGTGGAATGCAATCAAACCAGAACCACCATTATCTGTGAATGTATCACACATGTTTCTTAATAAGTCGGAGGTATAGTGCATACCTGCTGGCGGTTGAATTCTTAATGTATGGAATTCAGTAGCATCCTTGAATCTGGTATTACCGTTTTCATCTTTAAGTTCGTTGAAACGTGGAATAACACCACCACCATAACCAATAACACCAACAGTGCCACCTTTCCAGTAACCTTTCTTCGTTACATATGATGTTTCTAATGTTGCTAAAACGTCGCGCACCATAGAAGCACCTGCGTGATCGTCTGATGCCAGCCTTTTCATTCCAGTAACAAAAGAAGGCCATGGGCCATTCTCTAATTCATCAAGGTTGGGGGTGTTGTATAGCTCTTTTGCCATATGTTTCTCCTGTTAGTATGAATAGTCGTTTATACCCATACTCTTTTTATGTATTTCATCCATACCTTCTTTTACATACCCTTTAACCAAAGGTAAAGTAACAAAAGGAAGTCCTGTGAGTGATAATAAACTCTTTTGTAGTGGTGTATTTATTTCTCCATCTAATGCACCAACTAAACCCCTATAAAGGTCAGTTGCACGACCACCAGTTGGTCCAAAGCTGGAGCTTACCTGAACTCTATAACTGTTAGAAAAGTTTTCACCAGCAATAACATTATTAAGCTTATCTAAAACCATAAGAGGAGGAGCAGTAATAGCAAAGTATTGAGCTGCAGTCTTGGATATTTCAAGCAAACCATCAAGGTCATGTGTGTATTTCCTATCAGCTTCTTTTTTGTGTCCCAATTGTATCTCTGCTTCCTCATAGGCCATCTTAACAAGGGCAACAGTCGTTAAAGTAGTCATAATATTAGTAAATACAGCAACCTTCTCTTCTCCAAGGTTAGATAGTGTTCTAACACCAATTCTTTCTAAGCCCTCAAGAGGCCAGTTTAAGAACTGTTTAGCAATCTTCCTTGTCATAAAAAAATCTTCCCCAGATTTAGGAGTAGCCCAGCTTGGCATATGAAGACCATTACCCATTAATACATTGGCTTGGCTTTCTGTCATAACGGCGTTCTCTACTTTAACCTTTAATTCGTGAGGCATAGCGTTTAGATCAACCTCTGTAACTACACCATCTTTGTTTCTTTTATATACCTGACTTTCATATGATTGAATAGCTTTAATGTCATCTACACTTAAACCCATTCTCTTCATTGCTTGACTACCCATCTTCTTTATAGAAGCACTAAATATACCTCTCATAGTGCCAATACCAATCGTTGTCCTTACAAGAGCAGTAGCAGGACTTAACATAGTCCATTTAGCAACACCAGTGGCTATCCTTTCAGAAAACAAAGCCATACTCTGTAAAGCCTTGTTCTGGTTAGTAGCACCCTGTGCATCCTCTACTCCTTCTGCGAACTTATGTAAGTGAGAAAGGTTAAAGGTATCCATACTGTTTGTTAGCTCTTGCATATGCCTATATTCAACATCATCAAACTTATGATTTTTAAGAAGCTTAAAGAATTGTTTTGGAGACTTAAACACAGCCTTAATAACAGGGACTAAACCAACCCTCATCGCCGCAATACCAGTCTCTCCCATAGCTACGTTACCAGCCATACCACCGCCTAATGTTGAGAAGTTTTGGTTAAGAATAATCTTACCAGAAAGAGCCATAGTGCCATCAGGGTTTAATGGTCTTGAAATAGAGCCATGAACAGTCCTTTGAGCATCAGAATATAGTTTAAGTGCCTTATCAATTTCAGCATTATTTAGAATTCCTTCTAACTTTAATTCCTCTTTCATATTTTTTAAGAACACACCTAACTCAACCTCTGAACCAATACCAGTTATTATTTTAGTAGATATTTTTCCGCTATATCTAATCTTCTGATATTGGATATTTTCTAAGGCATCTCTCTTCATAAAATCACCAGCAAGACTTTCATCCATCTCCAGCTTTCTTTCCTTCCAGCTGTCTCCATCCCAATCGTGAGGGTTCTTCTTAATCTTCTCTACAATACCATCAGCATCCTTTCCAGCTTTTACACCAGCAGTCTTCAGAATAACATCATCAGTATTTAATCTTTCCTTCTTCAATTTGTTTATGTTAGACTTGTTTGCTTTAACAAGGTTTTCTAATTCAGCAAAGCTTTTGTGGTCTATCTTATTAGACTTGCCAATTAGGGTTCTAAGTTCATTCTGCTTCTTTGTTAGTTCCCTTTTCCAACGAGCAAGATTATCACTATTCTTCTTGCCAGCACCCGAACCTTTAAGGTTGTCTGCATTCTCACTACCAGCTTTTATCTTAGCTTCAAGCTTCGCATTTTGAGCTTCTAATTTGGCAATAGCTTTTTCATTTTTAATAGCACTCTTACCAGCCTTTAAAGTATCTTCACCAGCCTTAATTGTAATACCATCTGCTTTAAGAAGCTCTTCTAAATCAGCAATTTTTTTATTTCTTATTGCAATTTTTTCACCTACTTCACCAGCCTTAATTGCTTCGTAAATAGCCTGTCTTGCCTCAATAGGATTGCTATGAATAGCGGCAACATTATACTGTCTATATACGTGGTTATCAACAATCTTAACACCAGCTTTTTTCAAGTATTCTTTGTTTGAAACATCCCAGGCATCATACCTTTTAATAGCACTTTCAAGCCTTGGATTATAAGAATGACCATTCTGTTTAGCTCTCCAAGCGTCTTCGAGAACACCACCAAACTCCTTCTCATCTTTATAGCCCAAGTCCTTACCTATTTTTTGCAAATCTATCAAAGTCACCTCGTGCATTGCTTGTATTTGTTTGACTAAAATATCAGCTGTTTGGTTCTCCGCCATACCTTTATGACCACCAGTTGTTCCCATCTTTGCAGCCAACTTTCTAAGAAGAGAACTCTTGCTTTTATTAAGAACACCAAGAATACTTATTTGAAGACCAGAACCCTGTTCAATGTCTAATTCAGACTTAGCATTACCAGTCTTATACCACTCTTTTTTAGCACTATCTACTAAATCCACCACAACCTTTTCTTGCTTTGCAATTGCTTCTGTATCTGCACCTACAGTTTTAAGTGCTAATAGGTTATCTTTCTCTGTATTTGCTTGTAAAAGTATATCATCTACCTTAGCATTACCAGACTTCTTGTGGGCGATAGCATCCAATCCATCAATAGAAAACTCTGGCATCTGACCAGCAGGTTTTTCTGTGAATTCAATAGACTTCTTTCCATCAGCACCAACACTTTCTTTAAGAAAACTATTCTTGCTTCCAGGAATAAAACCAAACGCTCCACCAAGAACTCCACCCCATATAGCGGCACTATTTTTAGCTTCCTGATTTACAATTCCATAATCACTTTGAACACCAGCTTCCGTTGCAAAACCAGCTAATGCACCAGAACCACCTTGAATAGCTACTCTTGCACCCACGCCCATTCCACCACTTATAATTGTAGCACCAACTTCTACTACTCCCCAAGGGCTTGAAGCATAAGAAAGCAATGTTGGAACTGCACTTTCATACCAAGCAGAAGCATCGAGCTTTTGTTGATAACCAGAGAATGTTTTTTTATTGTCTATTGCTTCATTCATAGACCCTAAGTTATTCAGTTTCTGGTCTCTAATAAGCTGTGTAATTTCTTCATTAGAGAAGTTAGAACTTAGTTCTTCGTTATACTTTCCATCTAAAAAATCTTGAACAAAAGCACTATCATAATCCTTACTTGATGTGTCTTTTGCACCATCAGAAAATAAACTACCTTGCGTAGCTCCAGCAGAAGTCCATAGACTAATATTTTTGGTTTTCTCCCTTAGTTTTTCAACCCGTAACTCTTCTCTAATCTCATTGCTAAGAGTAACATTATCGGGAACTATTTTCCGATCATATCTACCAAATTCCTTGGTGTTAAGTTCGCTAAAATTAATCATAAATTACCTTTTTTTTGTCTAAAATTGGGAAAACAAGTTTTTTCCCTATAAGAAAACCATTATATTTTATACTAAATACAAGTTATTTCCTGCCTTTAATTAAATATATTAAGGAACATTGTCGCCCACCAACCATTTAGGCTTTCTGCGGAATTCAAAGCAGCAGGATTTGTTGGTTTAATACCAGCCTTTCGCTTTACCCTTGAACCATAATTAACACGCTTTTTAACGGTCTCAAGATATACATCTTTGTATTCTGGAGATAGAGTAGAATAATGTTTTTTTTCATCTACAGTTAAAAGAACATCCTTGTGTTTTTTGGAACTAACCGCTACCGACTTCTTGTCTTCTACTACTTTTTTAATCAAGATATCGTTTGCCCTAACCTTAGGTGAAGCTGTAATTGCTTCAACAACCTTATCAACGGCATCCAGTATTCCTGTTGATCCACCAGAATTCCTATCTATCGAAGCCTCAACTTCAGCCAGTTGTTTCTGTTTTTCTATATAGTTATGATAACCATCAACCATCGACAATATATCAAGACGACTAATATTAATACCAATGTCTTTATCACCAATGACAAGATTAAAAGAACCACCACCAGTCTGTCTCATAACCACATCAGAAGATGATAAATCAACATCTAATGTTTCGAATATATTTTTATATGCATCGTTATTATTAATAGAATAAAATAGTAAAGATGCTATATCAATATTCTTATCAATAGCATTTGCTTCTGTTATTAGTGTGTTTGGAAGTTTAATACCATTATTAAATTTAAGTCCTTCTGTTTTACCAGCACCAACATCGCTGACTTGACTACTCACAAAGTTACTAATAATATCTTCCCATCCATCAATTCCACTGGAGCTAATACCCATCTTTTTTAAGACAGTAACTTGTTGTGGTGTAATAAACAAACCACTATCAAGGGATTGTTTTCTAAGCTCATCTTGCCACTCATCACCCATTACCGCTTTCATATTAGAATTATCAATATTAATATCTTTCCAACCCTTAGCCATTTCTAATATTTGACCTTCATCAAAGCCACTATTTTTCATAGTAACCATTGCACTAACGATTTCGTTGCCGTTAATAATGTTTTGCATTTCTACAAGGCTATCATTATTAGAAACATCTATAAGAGACTGAAAAGATTTTGCATCAAACTTATCATTGCTTAGTATGTTTGACAATACACTATTAACCATAACCTTGAAACCAGAAGCAAGTTTGTTTCTATATTCTTTTGTTCCAGAGTTAGCAGTAAGAATATCATTATACTTTTTAATATCACCAGTAGCAAGATAATTATTAGCTAATTCTTTTTGGTGTTCTAATAAATCTTTTTGATGTTCAGCAGGATATGAAGAGATACTCGTGTTAGGGTTTTTCTCAACATCTTTCTTGAAGCCTATTAGGTTTTCAATCTCTTTTAATTTAACCTTTATGTTTTCATATTCTACCCAAGCTTTAGAGGCTAATAATTTACTCTTTCCACCAGATCCGAAACCAGTATATTGTCTTGCTTCATTAATCATACTAAAAAGAGCTTCACGAGGATGAGCAATAGTTTTATCCACACTCTTTGTGCAGTTGCTATTACTTCCACCCTCCGAAATACATTTAGCTATCATTCCTTCTTTCTGGTCTTCATAGTCTTTGATAGAGGCCTCAAAATTATTTGTGGCAATTTTAATTCTATTATCTAAAGATGCTCTTGTTGCTTCACCAGTTTCACCCTCTGTTAGTCCATACTTTCTTTGTAGCTTTCGAAGCTCTCTTTCACCCTCCGTAGTATTTGGATTAATTAATCCAGCATCCAAGTAATTATTAATTAAATTCTTGCCTATAGCCTTTTTGTCTTTATAATTTCTTCCAGAAAGCTTGCCTGCAAATACTGAGTAACCAGAAGACAGTTTATTATAAAAAGACTCTTTTTGTGCTGGTGTTTTATTTGAGTTATTATTGGCATCTACTTGTGCAATAAACCAATCCTTAGCACTAACTTCCTTTTGCTCATTAGTTAATGGGAGACCATCTTCGCCAACCACTTCACTAAGTTCTTTTTCATAATCTCTAAGAGCAACAATAGCATTAAAATCACCAAGCCTTTTTTGCTCGGCATTTAATTCTTTTTGTTTTTTAGCTAATAGTTTTTCATTAACAATAGCTTCTGCCTTTTTTTCTTTACCATAAATATCTACAGCTTGTGAAAACTTATTAGCAAGGTCTAAATCTTCATTTTGAGTAGGGGTAACAATGCCTAAATCAACAAACCTATTAGATGGTTGTTCAATAACTCCAAGAGTAGCATCTGCTGTTTGGGTTGAATTTAAGTTTATTCTTTGTTCTTTCATATTATCTATTCCCCATACTGTTATAAACATTACTAATATCTCTGCCTAAATCCAGCATACTACCACCTGTGCCTGTATAAGAACCAAGAGCAGAAGAACCAGCATCAAGAGCCATACCAAAGCCAGATTTCTTTTTAGATTGAACATCGTTAATGCCACTTTGTATTTGATTATACTTGGCGTGTGCCTGTTGGCTTTCATAGTTTATTTCTTCTTCGCTTTGTGCGACATAAGAACCTTTGTTTATAGATTTTTGTGTCATAAAGTTTGTATAAGCATACAGGGCACTTTGACCACTTACACCTGAACCAGCTCTACCTGCTACTTCTTTAGCAAGGTCACTCAATTCTTTTCTTTCTAAATTGGTTAAAGCAAAAGCAGTTTTCCTATTGATTGATTTCATCTGGTTTTCTTTAGCTACATTGTAACTCTCCAAACCTTTAATCAAAGCATTCTGTTGTATTTTTGCTTGCTTGTTCTTGCTTAAATTACCAAAGATAGAGAGAGCAGCACTCACTCCAGCGGCGATCATCATTACAGCCATAATTAACTCCCTATATATTTATACAAACCATCACAACCAGCAACCGCTTCGCTATGATTTTTAAAATAATCCCCTTTAATCTTCATAAAATAAAGGTTTTTAATATCTATTTCTTTCTTATATTTTATCCAAAGCTTATATAGCTTCTTAGGATTGCCTTCCAAGTGAATAATATAGCTTCCATCAATACCAACTATGTCATATGAATTCGCCACAACAAAGTAATTCTCTCCATCAGCATATAGTGTGGTGTTTAATTTCATACTTTATATTTTCCCTTTGCCTTGGCATAACCTTGTCTTCTTGTTATCCAAGGAACAAGTATGTTTGTGATAATTAAAAAGGCTATAAAGGCATACATTGCATCAGTCCCCCAAGAGGTGGCAACATAAGCTACTGCTTGCTCGTTCGTCTCTATATCGGCAACCTTGGGACTGTCAGGGATAAGTTCATCATAAGCCATAGCTGTTGCTAATACTCCTACTCCTGCTACTGGGCCAGCTATAAGAAAAGCAGTCCCCGTTGATAAGGATGTTTTACCTAAATTCCTTAGTTCCAAAGAGGAGCAACCAGATAAGAACAAGATAATAATAGTTGTTATAAGTATCTTCATTTGTGTATGTCTTTTTTAATATCGTGAAGCATTTCTTTCATATTCCTATTTTCTACTTGTATTTCCTTTAGTCCAACCATAACTTCCTCGTGCATAATAGGCCAAGCATCAATAAAACCAGTATTTTTATCTACTTGTTTCTCAATTATTGTATGTCTCGAGCTTAAGTCACTCGCCCACCATACGATGGTAACTGTTTGAGCAAACATAGATACTATAATAGCACCTGAAGCATTTCTTATCCAAGCAGGTAATTTCATCTCCCTTGTTTTTAAACTGATTATTTCTGATTTAATTAATGCTAACTGGGTCTCCAGCGACTCTACTCTTTCCTTCATTAAATAAGCCCCAGTTCGGTAAGTTTAGCCATCGTAATAACCTCACTACCTTTTGAATACATATCTTGGTTAGTATTAAAGCCAGCTACAACTGCTAAATCTACTGCTGGTCCTAATGCTGGCTCTGTTAGACCACTAATAGGAATATTTGCCTCTGTAGTCCAATCTAATAATTGCCAACCCGTAGTCATTTCGTTTTCAGTCATTGATACTTGACAGTAGCTAATTGTTTCTGCTGTATTAAAATAAACCTGTAATACAGCTCCATCATATGTTGAGCTTTCTACAATCCTTATCTTATTAAAGCCACCATCTAATGTCCCATAGCTACTATCTGTCAATACAGTTATTACGTTACTTTCATTTCTTCCATAATTATGTGATGCATAAAATACTACTTGTTGATGATTACCACTATCCCTATTAACAATCTGGAATTTAGCTGTGCCTCTCTCTCCATTCCCGGAAGTAGAAGCATCAGGATCAATCCATGCAATATTACGCCATTCTGCTCCTGAAGTTGTTACGTTGGTTAGTGTTCCTTTTTCATACTTTGGAATATTATCACCAAGTAATTCACCAGTAACCTCTAAGTCTCCCGTAACCTTAGCACCAGTAGCTGTTGTTTCAAGTTTCTTAGTATTGCTATGATAAAGACTTGCACCACCACCCTCAACAAAGCGGGCATACTTCTCTGCACCAAGTAGGTTTGTAAGATATAGGTCTGGAGACTGAATATATGCTAAGGTATTACTTCTAACCATCGAATAGCCAGACGTGCTTTGGTAAATATCCAATTCACCACTATCACCAAAGGTTGAAATAACATCATCAGGATGGTATGTCGTTCCACCAACCCTTAAATCTCCTGTAGCTACTATATCTCCTGTTGTAGTTGTGCCTGAGGCTGTAGTCTCAAACTTCTTAGAGTTGCTGTAATACAAATCCACAGACATCAATATTATCAGTTAATTTTAACAATTTAGATTGTATAAGCAAACCATCTGATGAAGTTTGTTCCTTAATTATAGCATTAGTTGTATCATATTTAATAACTAAATTACTATTATTTCCAAAAGATGCCGGAACATTATCCACAAAAGCAATATCGCCACTTACCAAACCACCAGCTCGAAGAAGCGCACCATCAGCCTTTGTCCCTTGAGCAGAAGTGGCATAATCAGTAGTATCAAATGCTTTAACATCTGCAAGATTTGTTACTTCGGAGTCCATTAAAGCACCAGCAGAAGTTACACTTGTCGTATCTGTTACACCTGCTAAAGCTTCAATACCTGCAAGTTTGGTTACTTGTGCATCTGTAAATACATTAGTTTCTGCATTGTTTTCATAAGCTGTTTTAACTTCTGCATCAGTCATATCACCAGTAGCATTGGCTTCAATACCAGCTAACTTAGTTTGATCAGCATCTTTAAAGATATTAAAGTCATAGGTGGCAGGGGTTACAGATATATTCCAAAGCATATTATAATGCTCTTGTTCTGTTAAATCACCAGTAGCATTCTGCTCAATGGCAACCAACTTAGCGAGATTAAAATCACTAAGGACATTTGTATTGTCCTCACTCTCATATAAAACCTTAATTTCAGCACCAGTTAAATCACCTGTAGCTCCTGACTCAATGCCATCAAGCTTTGTATTGTCGGTAGAAGTAAAGCTCACCTCACTTAAACCACCATCGCCTACTGAATAAGTAGTATCAGTAAATACAGCCCCTAACGGAACATTGGTTAATACTTGACTATCATCTACTTTTCCTGCTAATGCAGTAGTCATAGTTCCAGCGAAGTTAGCATCGTCGTTAAGGGCCCCAGCAAGCTCATTTAGGGTGTTTAAGGCATCAGGCGAAGCATCAATAAGGTTTGTAATTTGTGTGGTTACATAGGCCTCTGTGGTCTTCCCATCTAAAGCTGTTTGTAGTCCTGTTACTTCGGCAATTGTATGGTTGGCTGGATGAACATAATTATTAGCACTATCATCAACACCTGATAGTTTTGTCTTTTCAATATCTGTAAAGCTATTTGTATCTGTGTTGTTTTCATACTTGGTTTTAATTTCAGCATCTGTATAAGTAGTATTTGTATCAACAGAGCTAATAACACCATCAACGATAGTTACATTAGTTCCACCAGTATAAACGACTAAGCTTTCAGCAATAGTATTAATGTTATCAATGTCGTTACCAACAAGATTTACATTATCAATATTAGTAGAAACAACACCAATATTAGCTATATGAGGAATAAGGGTGTTTATGTTTGCTTCCATACCTACAACAGTAGTAATGTTGCCAAGGTTTAGTCCAACATCAATAACAACACCAATGTTTGATCCTACTAAATTAACACTACCAATATTATCAGCGACAATATTAACATTATCTATACTTTCAAATACTCCTTGAATAGCACCATTGGTTAGGTTGTTAAAAATTGTTTCCCAAATACCAGTATAACTGAATTCAAAATTAGCTATTGTGTTAATATCGCCAATATTATCAGCAACAGTTTGGAATACACCTGTTTCAACTAATCCCAACTCTTTAATATCATCAGCTATCGTAGCCAATACTTGTATTTCTGCTTGCATTTCTGCAAGAATAGAGCAGTCACTTGGGTTAATGTCAAGGTCTTCAATAGTAGTAGCAACAACAACCTTTAGATCTCCAGTCCATTCTCCACCACTAAATGTGATTAAGGTCAAAGACCCATGGAATACTACTGCATTATTAATAATATCATATTCACCGACATTTACCAATTCCCAACTAACAACGTGTGTCGTCCAGTCATAAACCTTAACAAACACATTACAGTGGTTTGGGGTAATGATTTCAAAATCAGAAGAGAATACCTTGTCCGCCTCAACGTCATTAAAAAACTTTTCACTTATCATATAGCTCTCCCTGCTCTCTTGTTAAATCTTCCGCTTAAATTTATGGAAGTTATGCTAAACTCTTCACCATCAACAGGCATTATTCCAATTGATGTCTCTTTACTATCTCTCATGACGGTAGCTGTTTTTGTATTTTCAATAACTGCTATTGATGGATCAGCCACACTAAGTCCTTTTTCTTTTATAAAAATATGAGCATTACTGTCACCAAATAAAGTAATTTTTCTTATTTGCAATTTACCAGTTTTATCATCCACCTCATAACTTCCACTCTTAAAGCCCCACTCACTTAGTCCAATATATGGGAACATCCAAGTGTCATAGTTGCTATCACCAAATATTCTAAAGGGATTATGTCCCAAGAAAATATCAGTGCTTAAATCAAGCTCTCCAGTGCCAACGCCAAAATCATCAGTTGTTATTTCATTACCAGAACCATCAATTGGATATCCTCGCCTAAACATATGTAGTGAGGCATTGGCATGGGTTAAATAGCCACCAACAGTCCATAAATGCCAAGCACTCTGAACCTTCCCTTCGCTACCCCAAGCCATGTTATAAACAAAGGTTAGATCATCATTGGCAATAAATAGCATATCGTGTTTTTCTGAACCAACCATTGTTAGCTCACTATCATTAGGAATAAGTCTTGGAACTTGTTCTGTTATATCTGTGCTTTCATTGCTTGCAGTTCCATCAACATTGTAATACTCACGCACCTGTAAATAGAATCCCTTATTTACTGTAAAATAAACATTAGCACCAAGGGCGACTGGTGGTATGATTGTATTGTAATCATATTTTGTGGATTGAGTAACAGATACGTTTTTAGGAGTAAGCGTTTTCGCTCCACTTAATATATATTGTTCTCTTGCACCAAAAATAAGCAGATTGTTATTATAAGGAATAGCATAGTGTAGGTCTGAAACAATATTGGTATCAATCGAAATATCAATTGGGTCGCTGTCTAATAAATCAGTTACGGTTGTCCTAAATAGGTTTTCATATAATCCTACTTCTGATAAAACAACACCATTTTTTGTTAGTAGTCCGAGCCTATTTTTAAAGAAAAATATATCTCTAACAACACCACCTACAATTGTTGGCATCGCATTACTTTCATCACCACCAACCTCCCTATCGTTCCATTCGAATTCTTGAACCTCGAAAACACCATGAGTTGATCCATCATCAACATTTCTAAATACATGCGGCATACTGCTTTTGTCTAAACCAGAGCTAATACCGGGCTCTATTGTTTCGCTCCAATTATCACCCTCGTTTTCTACCCAAGCCCAAAAACCAGTGAATTCATTATCTTCATCACCAGTTACCTCAACAATAGTTTTTGTTCCATAAAAAGAACCCATATTATTCGGCAAATCTTGTAGTTTGGAAACTCTACCCTGCCAACCAACGCTCGCCATGTTTCCCCAGCTATCACCAGTAACCCAATCAGAACTACCAGCAACAATATCATCTCTATATACAACACTACCACTTACTTCAAAACCAACACCACCAGCGTTTGCCAGAGAATAAGCTACAACGTCGGTGTCTCCATATGCAGAACTATAAGAAGTTGGAATATCAATCGTATTTATTGTATATCTATAATTTCTAATATCTGAATTATCAGTGCCACCATATGACAACAAAGACCTTTTTACCCAATAAAAGCTATGGTCTTTATGAACATGCCCCGTATGAGCCCATACACTTGATTTTGTTACCGTTCTTAATCTGTTGGTTATGAATGTGCTATCTCCAACCGAAACGGCACTGTATGGTGGCATATCTGAAGGCACATCGAATATATAGAAGTATTCATCCCACCCATAAGAGAAAGTATCAGGAATTGTTAAGTCACCACTAAACAAATAAACCCGCCATGCTCCTGTTGTCGATACTTGAATATGAACCTCTCTCTTAGAAGCATCATCACCAAAACCTGTTCCTGTGTCGTATGTATGTGTCCATAGAAGCCCCTGATTAATATCAACAGGGTTTCCGTTGTTATCATTAATGACTGGCCAAGCATCCATTATCACGGTATCCTCTCCAGCCCTTACTGTAATACCCTCAACAAGGCTAACATTACAGTCAAACATTTCTTCAACAAAACTATCATTTCTTAAATGAACCGCCTGTTGTGATATGCCATTAGCCAATGTTGGTAGTGTTTGATTAACTTCCATTTATCTACTCCTAATTGCTTATTCTATTTAATATCTTAGGGTTGTCATCAAAATAAGAATAATCACCCACATTGATTTCATCAGCAAGAAGATTAACCTTTGATTGTTGTATCTCTTGTGCGAAGATATTTAAGATGCTATCAACACCAATTATTCTTTCGTATAGTTTCTTTTTAGCAATATTAACCGTTAGCTGTTGTGCTACGACAGGCATATCATCAAAGTCTATATTCCAACGAATATCAACAAGAGCCTTTTCTGTAAATAATAAGGTTTGGTCATCTTTGTTGTATAGTTGTCGTGCTCCAGCCTCGTTTTGGATAATCCAATTCTCTCCTCCAGTCGGATCGACAAAGAGGGCAGTTGGTGGAATACCAATATAGTTATTATTGTCTGGAATAAGCTCCCAGTTGTTATCTGTATTGAACTGATATCCAGAACTTAATACTTCTACTTTTGCTTCTTCAATAATATCAGAAGCTAATTCTGCTTCAAAGTTTCCAGTAATTGAAGTATTACCTGTTAGGGGTCTTTCGCCAATAGCTGTTAAGCATATGTTTATGGCATCATTTAATTTATTCATTTAAAGTAATACTCCAATTAGTGTAAAATATGGGAACAACCCCCAACCGAAGTCAGGGGAAGTTCAGGTTATGTTATGCCTGAGTTAAACGGATAGAGCAACCAGCGTTAAGAACGCCTTCACCCATCGCATAAGAAGAAGCCATCAATGTTCCTAATTTCTCAGGAATATAGTTAGCTTCAGACTTAATATCCATTAACTTAACAACACCTACCGCTTGTGGGGTAAAGATATAGCCCCAAGAACCAGCCGGAATGTTGTTAGACATCATAATTGGGATACCAGCGATCTTGAATACATTACCTGTATCAATACCACCGTTACCATTCGTCCAATCACGATTTACTGCTTTGTCAGACTGCACTAAGTTATAGTAAGCGTCAGGGGTAATAACACACACCTTGTCGCCTGCAATATCTTTGCTTTCCATAGTAGCCGCCGCATCAAAGATAGCTTCTACCAATTCATTTACAGCAAGAGTAGCACCCAACGCAATATCAGCATTTACCGCTGGCTGACCTGTTTCTGGAGTGGCATTAGCACAAGCATCAAGCTGTGTGATAATTGCCGCATCCACTTTCTTAGCCAGTGCATTACCAATCTCTGTTGAGTATTGACCGCGAACCTCGTAGTGAGACATTGCTTCTTCAAAGTCATCAACGAATACAGAAGCATATTTACGAGAGTTAATCGCAATTACTTGTTCGCCTTGAGCGATTGAATTCACAGTAATATCAACACCTGGAGTGTGATCTAAAACGTCAGCAGAAGAATAAGAACCAATTACTGGGAAAGTCGCAGACTTACCAGAGGCAATAGTTCTTGTATTGATAAGAGGCATAAATACGTTCTTTGTTGCAAACGCAGTTAATACCTCACCCGAAAAGACTTTTAAGGCTAAGTCAGTGCCACCAGCAACAGTTCCTGCTGGATTTGAAGTTGTATAAGCCATTATATTTCCTTATATAATAATTAAAAAAGTTATATATAAACAAAATATTTTAAAACGGTATCCTTCTTCACAATTCCTCGGAATTATTAAAAGGGCATCTCTTATATTTCTTTATAGAAAGTCAGTCATCGCTATCTTGCGTTGCACATCAGCTCGATAGGTGCTGTCTAACTTGTATTTTGGACTTTGCATGGCTTCCATCATATCAGATTTCGTGCCAAATCCTCCACGAGAGGAGCTTCCAACACCACTACCTTGTCTAAGGGTGGGGTTAGTTGCTTTAAACCGTGCATATAGTCCTTGAATAGCAAACGTAGCTGTGCCCTCATCTCCGAGAACACTATCAAACGCCCGCTGTTCGCTTTCACTCAAATTGGTAGTCGCCCACTCAATCATAGAGTTATAATTATCCTCACCACCAACAAGACCTTTTAAGCCTTCTGCTGTTTGTTGAACAATAGCTTCTTGACCTTTAATATAATTATCAACAGTATTCTTGTTGATACCTGCTTTTTCTAATTTAGAATAAGTATCATCTGATAACCCATTCTCACTTTTAGAAAACTCATCATATAAAGCGTCAAAATCTAAACCTACACTCTCTACTTCGCTTTTAGCGTCATTCTTTGAGAGTTCAGGTGTTTTATCGTTATCTAAATTATCTTCCCTTTTAGGGGCATCCTCGTTGTCCTTAGAGCCTAATTTAGTCTGTAGTTCGCCGTAAGCTTTCTCTAAATCTTCAACAGATTTATACTTACCTGCTAAAAGTTTTTCTTCATCACTTTTTAGGCTTTCGGCTACTTGATTTTCGTTTTTTTCCACCACTTCCAGCATTTCCTGTTCGTGTTGGTTTAGTTCCCCCTGTGGGGCTTGGTTTTGGTTGTCTTCTTCCATCTTTTTTTACCTCTCCTTTTACTTGAATACTTTTTTGATTTGCAATTCCAATATTAAATAGAATAGTCATTACTCACCAGCCATTTGACCAATGCCATTGCCAGCCTGTTTGCTTGCTTCTTCAAGACCTACCTGTCCAGCTTGATCCATCATAGCTTGTTCTTGTTCTCCAGCGATTTGTTCTTGTGATTTAATTAAACCATCAACATCAACACCAAGAGAAGTTCCTACCCTATCAATAACAGCACCAACATTTGCGTGTTGAGCAAAGATTTCGGGGCCTAATAGTTGTTGTAGTGTTTGACTGAACATAACTAACTTGTTGTAGTCGTGTCCTCTACCCAACGCCTCTAAACCAGTAACAATAACTGGTTCAACTAAACCCTCTGGTAGTTTAACATCACTATTTTTAAGAATGATATTTACTAAAGGCAACTGTAATTCTTGTGATAGAATAGAATAAATACCACCCAAGGCATCTTCTAATTCACCAGCTACAAGTCTAATCTCTTCCGCAGTTACTCTTTCAGCATCACGGGTAGCTCCTTGTGTCAATAAAAAGGCGCTGGCAAGGCGTTGCGATATTTCATTAGCTAACTGATAAGGAATTTGCATATCGCTCATCTTATCAACCTTAACGGTGCTAATATCCACAGCCCGACCTTGTTTAAAGTCGCCTGACTTAGCCTTTGCCACATCCCTAACTCTTGTAGTTCCTGTTGGATCTACTAAGAAGACAATCTTACTTGCCGCCGCCGCACCTTCAATCATAGATTGTGATAGGGCTTCAAGGCTTCGTAAGTCTCCTAAATATTGTTCTACTAACCCTCTTCCATAGTGCTCACCATTAATGGCAGTCCATCTAAGAGCAATGAAAGGTAGGTCTTCGGCCTTTACTTCTCCCTCTGAACCTGGAACAATCTCATCATTGGCCTCTTGATAGACATTATATCGCCCATCTTCCATAATAATAGCACAGGTATAAAGGTCTGTTTCCTCTTCTGTTAAGTCCATATCAGGAATATCAGTAGGATGAACAGTTTCTTTAATAAGTATTTCAATTACTTTACCAAGAGAGTTTCTCTTGATTGAATATTCTTCTAAATTATATACTTGTAATTCTTTGTCTTGTAGTCTAACAAGTGAGTTTCCAGTTCCAATAAGAAGTTTAATAGCTTCAAATAATGGAACTCTATAAGCCTTTTTTTCAATAAAACTATATACTTCTCTTTCGTAGTTTCCTAAGCCTTTATCTAATTCGGCTCTTTGGTCTTCTGTGAATTCAGCAATATCAGCTTCATTAGGAATAAGTCTAAAGAAGGGGCTATTCGGTGGGAGTAAGGTAAGTAGTAATTTACTTGCCAAATGGTTTATTGCTCTCGCACCAAGCGATTGATAAGGCGTTGATAAAGAATCTTGTTCCTTATGCCCTTGCTTGACAAGTAAAGACGGAATTGTAAGCTCTGTGCAGTCTCTTGCACGAGAAAGAACGGTGCTTTTATCTCCATCAAGTTTCGCCCACCTTGCTTTTAAACTTGCTCTTTCTAATTCAGCCATATGCTACCTCTTAGTATCCCTTGTTAATAGATGTTTTAATTCCCTTAACCAATGGGATTTTAAGTCTATTCTTGCCTTTCTTAATTGCCAAAAGTTTCTTTGTCTTGGACTCACCACCTACACCCGGAGTGAATACAGCATCTTCTACTGGAGCATCTGGAACAGTCGGTGGTGGTAGGTTTGGTGATTTTGGTCTATTAAATAATCCGCTCATATTTTATTCCTCTTGTATTCTGTTTAACATACGGAGTAAATCTACTACTCCTGCCATCTTACCCATTTCAAAAGCGGTATAAGTGTCGTTATCGACAACCATTCTATCTGGGTATATTTTCTCAAGCTCTTTAATTAGTGCTTTTGAATTCTTAGGTAATTTTTCCATATTCTCCTATTACGGTTAGTGTTAGGATAGCTTTGGGAAGTCTAATTCAGTAAAATCTCCCTTAACCGATCCTTTTGAATATTCAGTAGAACGAGCTTCAAAGAAGTTAGTATGAACAACACTACCTAATAACTCATCAATCCAAGGTAAGGGGTTATCCTTAACACCATAGTTTGTTTTTAGTCCTAACTGCAATAAGCGTCTATCACAAATATAACGAATATAAAGTTTCATATCCTCTGCTGTTAGTCCTTCTACTCCACCCATTTCAAAAGATAAGTCAATAAAAGCATCTTCCATTTCAACCATTTCTCTTGCTGTTTGGTATAATGTCTTCTTGAATTCATCAGTCCATAGGTGAGGGTTTTCAGCCATAAGGGTTCTGAATGTTTTTAACATACCCTCTACGTGCTTAGTCTCATCTTTAATAGACCATTCTACTACTACACCCATATTCTTCATCTTACCAAATCGTTGAAAGTTCAACAACATAGCAAAGGAAGAGAATAAAGCTAATCCCTCTGTAAAGGCAGAATAGACAGCAAGTGTTTTGGCTGTATCTTGAATACCACTACCAGCATCAAAGTTCCTAATATAGTTATGCTTATCAGCCATAGCTTCGTATTCCTTGAACTCTGTATAGATATCCTCGTCAAAGCCTAATGTTTCTGTTAAGAGGGCGTAAGCGTCCATATGGGTAGCCTCACGGTTAGCAAAACTCCCCATCATCATTCTCAATTCAGGATGTTTGAACATTGGTATCATTTTATCATAATAACCACTTGCAACATCAGTATCAGCTTGTGTGAATAGGAGTAGGATATTCTTGATAAGGTTCTTTTCCTCATCAGATAAGACTGTTTGCCAATCCTTAATATCTTCGTGTAAAGGAACTTCTTCACTCGTCCAGTGCATCTTTTCGTGCTCTAAGAAGATATCATAAGCCCAATCATATTGTAAGGGTTTATAGGTTGCCCTACTGCCTAAGATATTACTCATTGTGTTTTCTTACAGTCAGTCTTACCACAGATATATGAAAACCAAATCATTCCCATAAAAACCATTCCGATAAAAATATCAAACATATTACTTCTCCTTATTTGTATATAATTTCTCACTAACCTTATTGTTAGCAGTAGCACATAATTTTGACCTATGTTCCATAGACATAACCTCTGTCATATAATCACAACTATATTCACTCTTATAACACTTGTATTTATTATTGACAATCCAATCTTTTAACTTATTGAAATCTATTGCATTTTGGTATTTTTGAGTTCCCTCATACGGTGGGTCTAAATAAATAACAGTTTTATCTATGGGTGTTTTAATAGGAATTTCATCATAGCTTAGGTTGCTAATGTTAAGACCTTGAATTCCATTTAGTTTTTTTAGACTGTTTAATCTTCCTAAGTGTTGTATTCTGTCTAATTGTTTTAGTTTATTTAATCTTGTTAAGTGTTCTAATTGTTGGATTTTATTTAGTTTATTACACCTGACATATCTTCCGAAATTAAGCCTACGCTCATTTATAGTATCTGCATCAATATCTTTATCGAAGTCTAAACTTAAACCATTGTAATAAGTATTAAACTCATCAATAGCTTCCAAGTCTTTATCTACAACAATCTTATGGGCTATATGCTTAATGCCTTCTACTTTCTTACCATATAGATAGCTTTTACCATCATTACCAAAAGACCACATAGCTACCATTAAGCCACCTAACACAGTTGGTTGTCCTAAGTTTTTAAAAAACTCTTCTCTTGATACCCAATTGTAGTAGTAATCACTAATACCATTATCTCTTATGTCTTCCATAAGCTTAGTAATACCAGTATTGAATTCATTATAATAGACACCTTTAAATTGGTCTCTTGATAGGGCTTCTAATGCTACTGCACCACCGCCACCAAATAAATCATAAAAGTATTCAGCATCTGGATTATCTTCAATAATCTTATCTACTATCTTATGAGCTAAATTCCTCTTGCTCCCCATATAAGGGATACCTAATTTTTGTGTCTTAATCACTTTATTGATCCTAATTTATGACCACCACCACAAGTTTTAAAGCTTGGTGTGCTCATAATTTTTTTAGTGTCTTCACTCTTACATTCAGGACACTTCCCACTTACAGTCCTATGAACAATAGGGTTGCTTTTTGTATAGGTGTGTTCGCACTTGTTGCACATATAGTCGTATAACATTATGTAAGAACCTCCCAACTAACAGGAAACAAAGGAGCGATAGTAGAACCAATCATATCTGCTAATTCTCTAATTTCACTTTGAGCACCTTTATGTGTTCTTTGTTTATAGAAACGAGCAAAAGCACTTAATGAACCAGTCCAATACCATTCAGTCATCATTCCTTGTGGTAATACAAACCTTGCTTGTTCTGGTGCAACACCACTATCTAATAGAGATTGATATAACTCCTTGCTTTTAAAGCAAAAATCATCATAATCTAAGTCTAAATATTTAGGGTTTTTGATAATATCACCACTACCCTGTTTAGCACCATCAACAGGAGCTTCTCTCCAAGTTGGTTTAAAGAACTGTGGATTGTCAGAAACATATCTTCTACTAATTTCATTTTCAGTAAAACCAATCTTATGTTTAAAGCATTGAGTTCTAATACTAATTGGGGCTTTTACCCTTAATGTAATTTGTGGGTGGGCGAAAGGCGTCCAATGATTGTGTTCTGCAAGGTATTTTAATAAACCCTTGTCCTTGTCTTCAAACTCCTTTTTCTGCTTGTTAAAGCTAACCCTCGCACTGTTAGCAACCGTTAAGTCGCTACCCATATGGTCAATCAATTCTACTTTCATTTTTTAATCCTAATCACCAACCGTTCATCATAAGGATAAAAAGCATCAGTGTCAGTAAAGTCATACCAACCATGATCAGCCTCTTCACTTGTATCGAACCATTGTAGATGTTCCCAGCCACCACTAATCCAAACTAACGCCAGCTCTTTCCATTCATTAATGGTATTTGGTTCTGGGATTTGTTCTTCTGCTGTTAGGTCTAATAGTCTATTGTTTATCTTCCAAACTTCTTTTTCAAGACCAATAACTCTTTCCATAATTTCAGATGTCATACTCTTCCTTTTTAATTAAACGCACCCAGTTGGCTGTGGCATACCACCATATTTAGTAATGGGTTTCATAGGGCCAGTTAGCCACTCTTTAAATAGCTTACCCTTATCAATACCTACATACTTAGCAAAAGTTCTAATTGGCGGCACACTTGAATTCTCTTCAAAGTATTCTCTTGCCTTGGTAATTTGAGTTACCATTGAGTCCGTCAATTTTAATTCATCTTCTTTAGCCATCTCGTGCATTACTTCTTCTGACCAAATTGTTGGATCAATTAAGTATCCATTTCCTGTTCTATCTAATCCCATCTTCTTCTCCTTTTAATCCCAATAGCCACTTAGAAAATTATCACCTTCACTCCTGACACTATCTTTACCTTGTTTTCTTATAATTTTAGTTAAGTCATCATATCTTTTTTTAAGTTCTGTATGTTCAACATCAAGATCTTTATATAGTGTTTCAAGCTCCCTAAACGTCAATATTTTTGGTATATTATTGCTCGTCCTCATATTCGTCTTCGTCGTCGTGTTCATACTCCTCTTCCTCTTCGTAATAGTCATCTATAAAAACATATTCACTTAAATCACCCATAATATAATCCTTATCTTGTTGATTTTAACCACATTTTATTACCGTTCTGACGAACAATAAACATCTTTGAAGCACAGTTTAAAGATTTATCTTTGTATTGGATGCTACGATATAGGTTGTAGCAAGTTCTAACATTTCTACAAGTATAAACTTCGTGTGAATTCATCCCATCATTTTTAATAATATGAAGTTCAACTACTTCTGGTGCAAAGTTATATTCATTAATGGTAGTAGCCTTTGCTTGACTTGCAAAAAGCCCTACAAAAAATAATATCATTACACCGACCACAAAGTATTTCATCCTGTTGTCTTGTTTTTCATTCCACATATTCTTATCCATTAGTAGGAACGAACCACCACTCGTCTTTCTTTTCAGACTTAAAGAACCTGCCAAGGAAATGACCCTCAACAATCTTCTTACTATCCTCATCTTCACTCCAAAGAGAAGCACCACCACGGTTATAGTTAAGACCTCTAAAATATAATACGTTTAGTTTAACTTCACCATCATTTTCTTGCTCAAAAACACACTTTGCACCAGCCTCTAATTCCCACTGAACCAAACCATATTTTTCATTTAATTTTACTGTTTTGTTTTTCATAATTCCTTTATATTAAAAACCTTTCCACGTCTGCGGTTAGATTATCCATTGTGTATAGAGGGAAGTAGTCATTAAACATTGCTATCCCAGCCAACGCTAATGTCACCACACCCCATATTTGATATCCGGATTTACAAATTCCGAACCCTTTTTTTAGTCTGTAAGCCACATTAAATTACTCTATAAGCCGTGTTGCCGATAGAAAAAGTATCAATCGTATTAACATTTACTGAACGAATACCATCATCAATAATTGAATTAACAATGATATGTGGGTTCGCTAAACTGCCAATAGAAAGATATGGAGTGTTAAAGTTAGCAAAGATTGAGCGTCTTTCACCATTCTTCTTGAAGAAGTTAAGAGTGAAATTGTTCTTTTGGTTTTCTAAGAAACTAACTACGTTTGATTTTAAGATTGTTTTTGTCATTTTATTTTCCTTTATTATTTGTTATTATTATTATTGTTTTACTAATAAGATTATAACACTTATTTAAAGATTCTTTAAGAAAATTGATGTTTTTTTTACCCTTCACAAGCAAGACAAACATCTTCATCTTCAATGCTCATTCTTTCAATTTTCATCCCTACATTTTCAGCTCTACTAACGGCTTCTGTTCTAAGGTAATACAAAGACTTTAACTTGTTGATTGCTTTCCAATGAACTTGGTGTAGGTATTCCCAATCAACTTCTGGTGGAAAGAATAAATTCAAGCTCTGACTTTGACAGATATAATTTTGTCTATCAACTGCATGCGACACTACCCAATTCTGATTGATTTCAATAGCAGTCTTAAATACATCTCTTTCATATTCATCTATGTTGGTAAGGTGCTGAACACTACCGCCATTCCCTAATATAGTTTTCCAAATGTTTTCTTTTTCTTCCAGGCTGTAATATTTATCCAACAGAGTTTCCAGATATTTATTTTTAACCAAAAAGCTTCCCGACGCAGTTTTCTGTAAGAAGCAATTAGCTTTCCAAGGCTCAATAGAGGGAGAAGTCCCAGCAATAATAGAGGAAGAAGCATTAGGAGCAACGGCAAGTAGATGAGTGTTGCGACGATGCACAACGTCTTGACCAAGATAATCTCCTGCAAATCCTTTTTCTTCTCCCAACTTGACACTTGCGACCTCCGCTTTCTGTTTAATGTTTTTAAATACCTTATGATTAACACTTACTGCTAATGCACTTTCAAAAGGAATACCTTTACTTTGTAAATATGAGTGGAAGCCTAATGCTCCAATACCAATACTTCTTTCTTGTTTAGCAGAATAAATAGATTTAGCATAACTCTTTGGATCTGCATTCTCAATAAAGAACTGCAAAACATTATCCAAGAAACGAACTAAATCAGCAACAATATCTGTATCTACCCATTCATCATACTTTTCAATATTCAAAGAGCTTAAACAACAAACTGCTGTTCTATCTTTGTTAGATGGTAGTGTGATTTCAGCACATAGATTACTACTCTTAACCTTTAAACCTAAGTTCTTATGAACCATCGGTTGGTGTTCAGAAACAATACTACTGTTCATAATATAAGGCTCACCAGTTTGGTGTCTTGTTGTTAAGATTTGTTTATATAAATCACGAGCAATTACTTTATCTACCACATCATTACTATCTGGGTTAATTAAATACCAGCTTTCATCATATCTAACTGCATTTAAAAAGGCTTGATTAATAACAACAGCATTATGAATATTTAATGCTTTTCTATTAGCATCACCACCAGTTGCTTTTCTAATGTTTATGAATTCTACAATATCGGGGTGTCCTACATCCATATAAGCAGCATAAGCACCACGTCTTGTTTGTCCTTGGTGGTAGGCTAAAACATCAGTATCTTGTGTTTTAATAAAAGGAATAGAGCCTGGACTCTTCTTTGTTTGTCCTCTAACATCAGACCAGCAAGCACCAACCCCACCACCAGCTACTGATAGATTACGAGTTTCAACTGTATGATCGTTCAAGCCCGCAATACTATCATCTACATAATTAAGAAAACAGCTAATAGGTAATGATTTCCCTTTTCTTCCAGCATTAGCAAGGACAGGAGTAGCAAAAGAAAGCCAGCCATTGCAGGACTATCACTAAATGCTGTTGCGGCACGAGCAAATGCTTCTTGTGGTGATGTTTCACCTTCTAATAAATACCTATCTTTAAGGGTTTCAATAGCGAACTCACTTAAATTCAAATCCCTTGTATAATCAATTATCATTTTCTTGCCTCGTGAAATTGTAGTTTTTCTGGTAATATACCGTGGCAAAACCAAGCTACTCCAAACGATGGAGAACCAGCAATAGTATTATCGGGCTTAATAAAACTAACCCTTTTATTTAAAACCAACAACTCAATTCCATCCTCAATAAATCTCTTACCACGCTTCTGCCCCTGAATTGTGCTTACTGGCATCAACAAGGCAAATGGCTTGCCGATTTCATAACACCTTTCTATAAAATCCCCTTTATTTGAAAAAGGTGGGTTAGTAATAATAGCATCATAATCACTAAAATCACCTTTAAGAAAGTCTTCGTCTGGCTTGCTTCCAGTTATATTAAACCCCTTGGATGTTAAATACTTTACAATCCTTTGGCTTTTACCAGCTGTTGGTTCATAATATCTCAACTCTTTATTTAAGAACTTTACAAGCGGTTCTATTCCCTCTGGGGGAGTATAGTATTCATCACTTGCTGGGTTCTTGCTGTTGTTGTTTTTTGTTTTTAAAATACCCGTCTTCATTTCCCTTCCTTTTTGTTAAAAAACCTTCTCCACAAATAGCCTCTAATAACTGCACTAATTGTGAAAATAGTAGTAATTATTATGTTATCTTGAACACTAACTTTAATATCCCATATTGGGATGATAAGCCAAATCCATAACAAGTAAGATACTACCCACCCACTTACTACATTTAATATAATTTCAGTTAAGCTTTGGCTTTTACTTTGGGTTGCCATAACTCTCCTTCATTCAGCCCATCTATCTCTCTACCACGTAGCATACGAGCCACCTGTGCTTGTTGTAGGGCATCTTCTTCTGTCAATCCCTTGTCATTGTATGCCTTTACGATAACATCCCAAATGTCGTCATCCTTAACGTCTTCAAGTAGCTTTTCAGCCCTCTTAATACCTATTCCAGGGCAACCTTTATAACCATCAACAGTATCACCTGTTAGTGTTTGAATATAGAAGAACATTTTAGCATCTTTCTTATTCACAATGTAGCTAATTTTCTTATTATAATTGTAATGGTTGCCGGGGGCTTGATCCAAGTCCTTGTCAATATGACAAAGAATATATTTTGTGGGGAATTTATACATTTCAGCAACACAATAGTCATCTGCTTCTATATATTCACAATTGATTGAATTGTATTTATTCAACGCAAACTCTTTAAGCTTCCCAATTAGTTGAAGGGGGTGTTTCTGTGGTTTTCTATTGTGCTTATATGTAGGTAATACATCATACCTAAAAGTCCTCTTTGGACTAAAAACAAGCAAACTTTCGTTGGTATCAGTCTCATCAGTAATTTCGTTTATATAACGATTAAAGGTTGTCTTTGTCGCATCAAAATCAATGATAACAGTTATTGTGTCTTCATCCCATTCGATTACTTCTTGATTGACCGAGCACGCCTTATACAACAGGCTATCTGCGTCTATAAGTGCTTTCATATATTTTTATCTATTGATTGTTGTAGTCGTATTTAATGCTATCAATCACGTCCATGACATGATCAACAGTTAAAATTACATTGTTTTTTGTAATGAAAGATAGGTAGTCTTGTAGGATAACTTCCCAACACCAAACCACCTCTTCTTTTTTTGTATTGATTTTCCAATCGATATAATCATCAATCGTTAATTCTTCTGTTTCCATCTTATTTTATTTTGTTAGTTGTAAAATCTCAATTTGCACGTAATTTTTATCGCCCGTTCCACCGAAGTTTATTTCTATGTTAGGGATAACCTTTATATCATCATCTTCAATAATTCCATAATCAACCAAAGCATCATTGAAGAACTTGCTTGTAATTGAAAAGAAATTATCTAAATCACGTCTTCTTTTTCCTTTAAAGAATAGAGTATATTTTAACATAATTTGTCCTTTTAGGGGAACTAATTTATGTTTTTTAAATTCAGCAAAACAAAGTTCAGCATATTCCTTTTTAGCCTTACTTAAAAGAAAGAAGTGGGCATTCCTATAAATGTTTAAAGATAATAGGTTTAAACTCTTCTTTTTCTTAATCGTAGGGTATGGTAAGGTTAGTTTATACATTAATGTGTTTCCTCCCAGTTTCTACCAACAACAGTATTACCTGTTAATGTTGATTTTAAAGATAAATATTCCGATACTTCTTTCCAAGTTTCATCAATCATCATCACCACATCATTTACATTTTTATAATCTACTTCTATTTGAACTTCATCGTGGATAAATCCAACGATCTTAGCATCTCTCATTCTTATTTTTTCACTTAACAAAACAACGAATACTTTCATAACACAAGCACTTGCCGATTGCAGTAAGGTATTAAGTGAAGTCCAGCTATTCTTTATTTCTATCTTCTGACCTAAAATGTTATTAAGGTAGCCACTTTCAAACCTATTCTTTAAATTAAATTCCAAGTTATCAAGACCTTTTAACTCTTTCCTATAATTGTTTTTAGTGGTCTCACCAAGAGTAGCGTCTCCACCAAGCATAGCACCAAGTTTAGTATCACTCGCACCATATAACATTGCATAGTAAAAAGCCTTTGCTTTTGGTCTTTCTAATCCAAGTATTTCCATATTCAAAGTATGAATACTATCTACTTCGTCAAGCTTCTTCGCAAAATCACCACTATCATAATTAGCTAAGTAGTGTGCCAACATAGTAGCATCCAATTGGTTAGCATCTGTTCCTATCAAAGCATTACCTTCTTCAACACCAAAACAACCTCTTAACTTACCCTTTGGTATGCCCGCAATATTTGGGTTCTTATGCGAACATCTACCTGTATAAGTTCCAAAGTTTTTATAATCAGTTCTAATCCTTTTGGAGTGGTAGGAATAATCAAGCATAGTTTGTGTCTGGTCTATCAAGTGGCTATTTCCATCCATATCTTCCATAAGTGAAAGGTGTAGTTGTTGCGCCTTTTTAGTATCAAAATACCAGCCATTGATTTCAATTCTTTTTAATTCTTTTGCAAACTCCTCTTCTATCTTTATATTATCCATTACACACCGCCTTATGAATTTGGGTGTGGCAAGGCAAGCATACAAACTCTCCATCTTTCCAACTATCATCAAGATCATAAGAATGGTGGTGGAATTCAACCCCAAAATCTCCACACTTGCATTTAGTTCTTATTAGTTTGCCAGATTTTATCTTTTGAAAAGTCTTCATTCTTGTTAATTGTTTTTGTCTGTAAAAACCTACATTTTGTGCAGAAGCTCTTTTGTTTCTTATTTTCTTGGCATCATCGGTTGCTCGGTATTTCTCCTGACCTTCATTTTTACAGCTAATACATTGTGTTTGGTTTTTCCAAAAATCTTTAATATCTTTTGTTGTATTACAAGCATAACATTTTTTAGTATTTTTATTCATTTTTATCTCTCCTCTTTATTATTTTTTTATTATCTTTTAATTTACCAAGGTAAATCTTCTTTATCATCTATACTCATCTTTTTATAAACCTCTGGTTCTGGCTCTTCTTTTGGCTCTGGTCTTGTATAGAAGTCGCCACTCATCAAATCTAAACAACCAGTTGTGTGATTATATTGTAAAGTGTCTGCCAAGCCTAATCCACCGGCGAACCTGTTCTTTAAAACTCTCATCGATATCTGGTCGCTTTCATTACCTTCCGCTTGAGCGTTTCTTTCAATACCTACCACCGTATCACTTAATTGAGCTATTGCCCCAGATCCCCGCAGTTGCCCTAAGCTAATTTGCTCACCATCTTCGTGTCCTTTGTTGCCACCAGTTCTTCGCAAGTGTGAGATAATAACCATACCAACACCTGTTTGTTCTGTTAAGCTTCTTAAATCAGTCATAAGCTTGTCAATTGCTTTACGCTCATCCATATTGCCATCCATACCACTAACAACAATCGAAATGTGGTCAAGTATAACAAAATCAACTCCACAAGTTTGAACCATAACCCTTATTTTTGCTAATAGGTTATCAATCTCCATACTCCCGAAGTGGTCATATAGAAAAAGTTTAGATTGACCAATAGTAGCATCCCAAGCTTCCTTTTCCTCTTTATCGGTCAATTCATCACCAAAGAAGATAGGCTTTTTAGCATATAATCCGAGGAATTTAGAAAGGGTTGTTCTCCAATTTTCTTCCAAAGCAATATAGCCAATTTTAGCATCTTGTGTCATCATCAAGTCATAAGCAATTTCTCTTACGACTGTTGATTTGCCTAACCCGCTACCTGCGGTGAAGGTGGTTAGCTCGCCCTTTCTTATGCCTTTTAGCTTATCTTGTATAATTGGATACTTATAGTCAAAAGTTTCAAATACGGGCTTATTTTTAAACTCTTCCCACATATCAGAACCCTTTAATATTCCATCAGGTCGCCAATCTTTTGCTTCATAAGTAGTAGCAACTACTGCTTGCTTGCCTTCATTTACGAGAACATCACTTGCATCTTTGTGTTCAGAATGTTTAACAATCTTAACTTTTCCTACTTTAAAAATACCAGCAATCTCATCAACAGCCTTATTTCCTTCTTTATCATTATCCATCCACAACAGGATGCTATCAAAGCCTTCTAAGAATTCAAGGTTAGCTTTTACAGCTTTAAGTGCAGAACCAGCACCTGCTGGCAACGACACGACTGGGTATTTAGCCCCATATGCCTCTGCAACACTAAGTGCGTCTAATTCACCTTCGCATAGGATCACTTGCCTACCTTTATCTCTCCATATTTGAGATCCGAATAACAGGTCGCCTTTTACTTTTCCAAGTGTTTTAAAAGTCTTATCAGCAAATCTTAACTTTTGCCCGACTTTTTCTCCATCTTTATTATAGTAGTTAGCAATATGGCAAGGTTTGCCATTATACATACCTGTTTGGTATTTATACTTCTTCGCCGTTGCAAGACTTATTTTTCTTGCGGCAAGGGGTGTGTATTCTCCCTGTATTAAATTAGTGGGATTTCCCATTTTTTTCTCCTTTTTATTATTTTTAAAGTTGTCAGAACCTCTGCTTTCTTTACAAGAAAAACAGTATCCACTATTATCATCATAAATAGCAAAGGCATCCGAACTTGAACAAAAAGGACAAGATGTGTGTTTTTTAAAATTAGCCATAATATCCTCCTTGTTATCAGTTATTAAAAGTTAGCGTCAGCAACCATTGCAGGCTCTTTTACTTCATCAGCAACATTACCAAAGTTAGCCATAATATTATCATTATTATCAGTAAAACCACCTTCAACCGCTTCAAAGTCTGAACCTTGACCATTTGAACTAAATTCAATCAAATCAATAATCTGCACAGCATTAATTCTTAACGAAATGCCAACAGTATTGGTTGAAGCCATGTAGTAAGGTTTAGGGTATAGTTTAGCTCTCACTTGCGATCCATTACCAACAAGCTTTTTGAAGTTTTGTAGAACACGTCCAGAAGCATCAACAATCGTTACTTTTTGTGGCTTTCCATCCCAAGTTTTGGTGTATTGCTTCGCTTTGATATAAACACCACCTGTTAGGTTGCCATCTTTATCTTCTGTTTCTCTTAAAACATCAGCAACAACTACTTTGTTTGCTTTTGCACCTTTAATCGTTCCATCTTCTAAACATACCTCTAAAAAATCATCTCTTTGTTTTTCAAGCATCTTCTTCACAACATCAATAGTTTCTAAGTCGAATTGAATATCGATCATATAGACACCATCAGCATTGAATTTCTTGTTTGGTTCGATAATTGAAGCCCACATTGCAGTGCCAGTTGGCGTTAAAAAAGCTTCGATTTTTTTGTTATTATTTTTCATTATTATTATTCCTTTTATATATATTATTTGTCAAAATTGACACAAAGGATAATTAAAGTTTTGGAAGGGTGTTTATTTTTTATTACTTTTTAATCATCTTTTATTTTCTTACTTTCTTACTTCTTCCTATTATAAGTATAACATCTTTTTTGTTATATTTATATTATATCTTAAAAACTTTTACTTGTCTATACTATTTTTAATTTAATTTTAAATTAGTTTATATTATTATTGTTTTAATGGTATAATAAGTATAAAGTCTTTTAAATATGTTTCTTAATAAATTATACACCTTAATAAATATCTTGTCAAGTCTTTCTTTGTGTTTATTTTTTAATTAGTATAAAAAGTATAAGGTCTTTTAAATATGTTTCTTAATAAATTATACACGTTTGAAAAAACCTTGTCAATAGCAAAAGCAAAAATAAATTAAAAATAAATTAAATATCGTTAAAAATCAACGACTTAAATGTTATACTTATATATAAAAAAAGGAGAAAATACATCAATACTCTTAATTTAAAACAACAGCAGGTGGAGCTTGAAGCTCAAATGCGTCCTGCCGCAATCTTAAAGTTTAAGAAAAATATGCTATCATTAGTAAATAGTGATAATGCAATATCAACACCACCTGTGTATAGCTTGCTTATAAACAGCCTTAAAACCCTCGAATATGGTATAGAGCAGTATTTATCTACTGGACTGTATTCCGTTGGAAAGAAGGCTATTAGCGAGCATTTCAGGGGCAGAGAAGACGAGCTTGCACTACTTGTATTGACAGATGCACTAAACTTAATATTAAAGCAACCACCCAAGGTTCAGGAGATTACTATTAAGCTTCGCAACACACTTCGGGAAGCAGTATATATAGACCACTTTAATAAGGCTGGCAATACGGCTAAACTCTCGTCTTATATTGAATATGAAAACCTTGACAAATCAGCAAGATATGTAAAAAGGCAAAAGCTTAAAACTATTCAAAAATTAGAAATTGATGTTGAAAACCTGATTGGAATTCAGGAATGTAGCAAACTAATAGAGATATTGGTGTTATCATTACCAAATGTTTTTAAGATAATTAGAAAGCATTCACCCGAACAAAAATCAGCAGGAAAGAGGACGGATCCGTATAAATTCATAATTTTAACAAGCGATGCGGAAACCAAAATAACAAAAATAGCAGACCAGATATCAGCCCTTGGTGTGCAATATAAACCGATGGTTGTTGCTCCTAAAAACTGGACTGACAAAACTGTTGGTGGTTATCTTAATACACCCCTGCCTTTTATCAAGCACAAAAATAGATCGAGCAAAACATTACTTCTGGATAATTTCCCAGAACATAATTTTAGTAGATTATTCAAAGTAATAAACAAAGTTCAAGCTACGCCTTGGCGGATAAATAAAAGGGTTTTAGAATTTATAAATGAAATTATAGATACAAGTATTGAAAGTCCAACAGCTCCAATATTCAACAAAAAGCTACAAACCTGCTGATGTTTATGACTTAGTAGCAAAAAAAGTAGTATCTTATTTGGTTGCTGGCGACTATCCAAAAATTTTTAGCTTCACAACTCGTGATGGTATTAAAAAAGAAGTATCAACGGAAATTGAGGCTAATTCTCTTATTAAAACACTCAATAGGTCGCACGTTAAAAGGAATGTAATGACCTTGCCATATTCTGTCTCTGAACGTGGTATGTATAACCAATTAAAGGAAATATTTAAAGTAGCAAAGGATGATAATATACCTTTTTGGAAAGGTGAGGAATTTATAGCAATAAGGTTGCTTGTTATTTTAAATAAAAAAGCTATCAAATCTATTGTTGTTGGTGCTGTTAAAGGTCAGGAGTTTATTAAATCAATAACGCGGGATTTTTCTCATAATTCAAAAAACAGTATGTTTTGGTTATCTCCTTTCTTTAATATTCCTATAATTCAACACACAACCGCAAAGAAGGTGCATAGATATAAAACGGCATTAGGTTATTTAAGATTTAAGATAAATACGGATATTTTAGATAAAAAGAAACAGTCCAGTAGTATAGCTCCGAATTTGATACACTCTCTGGATGCTACTTTAATGTTTTTAACGGTTGAAGATATGATTAAATCTGATGTTGCAAATTTTCAGCTAATTCACGACTGTTATTATACTGATTGTAATAATATTGATATTATGAATAAAAGCATAAGAAAAAGTTATTTCTTATTATTTAATAATAATCCTTTACAGGAATGGTTGGAGCAAATAAATACACTTTACGACACGCACAAAAAAGCCAGCGACATTATGATAAATACGCTGGTTCTTGATGATGTTTTAAAGTCTAATTACTTATTTAGTTAAAAGTTTAACCTTTGTTCTTTGTTCTCCTTGTCTTCTTTCATCATTTTAATAGCAGTAATAAAACCAAGTTTTACTGCCATTGTTTTAGTGAAGCCGTCTCCGAAATCATCTGACCAATCAGCGGCCAAATTATCAAATTCATTGACTAATTTTTTAGGTATTTCACTGCCTATATAATGTTTTTTATTTTTACTCATATCCGCTCTCCTCGTATCCCATTAGCTTTAATTCTAATTCACAAATATAAGCATCTGTTTCCAAAACTTTTAGCTTCTTTTTTTCGTTATTTATTAAATCTAATATTTTTTCTTTCCTCTCATTTATCAAACTTAATTTTTCTTCTATCTTTTTCTTTTCCATTTTCTTTATCCTCTTTTTAGTATTGGTTATAATTATTATATACAACTATTTTAAAAACGCAATAGTTATATTTAAATCTTTTTTTATTTAGTGTAGTGATTTATAAAACTCGTTCCAAATATCATAGCTGATAACGCTTCTCTCTTCTTCACAAATTCCTGGGCAGGCGTTTGATATCATATTATAAATATAATTGTCTATATCGTCTCCTGTTGAACCTCCCTCGGCTACTTTATTGTTATTATTGGTTATATATACCACTTCGTTATTATTTGTTTTCATTTTCTTACTCCTTATTATTTATTATTATTTATTTGTATCGCATTGCAAACAAAATACCCCTAATATCTGGCTCTCTATCAAGCCCTTCAAGTTCTTCGTGTGAATACACTGACATCCCAAACCTGCCACCAAAAAAACCAATATCTTCATTTTCTTTTTTTGCCTTGTTTTGGGCTTTGCGGATTGTTTCTGCGAATACCTTGCACTTAACATACCTAATATATTCAGGATAATCTCCATAACCAAACTCCGCAGTGTTATCATTTCTGCTAAACGTGCCAACTATATACCACCATTTTGATTTTTCTTCGTTGGTTAGTGGCCTACCATCTTCGCCAACTGCTTGCGGGAACCAATTATTAACGGATTTCTCTTTAATTTTGTTATTTTTCATTTTCTTACTCCTTATTATTTTTTAAATTGTTATTTCTTTTTATTAAATATAGTCTAATTCTTCTATTTCTCCAATAGTGGCATTAGTATCTATCATTTCTTTATAATTTGTTATTTCTCCATTAAATGGGTCATCTTTTTTTATGTTAAAATCGTCCTCAACTTCAATCGTATATTGATAGACGTTGCTCTCTTCTCTGTAAAATTGTATTGTTTTCATTTTTAGTTATTTCCTCTTTTTTATTATTGTTTATTTTTTATATATTAAACTCAAATTCAAACCACCGCCCGCCTATTATATCGCTGGTTGTTTCAGTTATTGAATATATTGCCTCCTCGGCTTCTTCGTCTATATAATATAATTCTTCATTTGTTAAAAATATCGAACTCCCCCCGTGTATATCCTTATATATATCAAATATACCGCCAAATTTTTTTGTTGTTATTGTTTTCATTTTTAGTTATTCCTCTTTTATTATTATTTATTTTTTGATTGTTTTTAATACATATAGTGCGGCTTTATACCGTCTATATTAAAAAACAATACTTGTGTATTAAATTGCACCCCTTCGAACACATCCAAGGGCAAAGTAATAATACTTGTTATTTGTATATTTTTCTCTTTTATCCAGCTCCGCCTCTTACTGGACAGTCTTGTATTATTTAAAAAATTATCTCCTGTAATCATAATAACGGGCTTGTCGTATCCGTATCTATCGAAAATTTTCTTCAAAAATACCTCCGGGAACAATCGCCTGCCACTCGCTCCATTGAAAGGAGGGTTCATTATTATTACATCTGGCTCTACGCTGAAATTGAATTCTTGGGCGTCTATATCATTAAGTATAAACTCATCCGCTCCACCTCCAATATCATATTTATCGCCGCCCAATATATATTTGTCTTTTTTATATGGTTCTATTAAGTGCCCTGCACCAATCGCAGGGTCAAGTATTGTTTTATATTTCTTGTGTTCTATTATTTCCGCTATAAAATTAGCCAATTTTGGCGGTGTAAATACTATATTATTTTTTCTTGTTTTTGGTTCTAATGTTCTGTTCGTATTTGACATTGTTATTTCTCCTTCAAATTTTTTTTATTATTATTTATTTTGTAATGATTAAGCCCAGTCAGTTGCCATTACCTTGCCATATAAAACCCTTGTCTCTACCTCTACATTTCTGCCGCTCTTGTTATTTATTTCATAGCCCATTACATCCGCTTTTGTTATCATTGGCTTATTATCGCCAATCTGTATTATAAATCTTGGATTGCCATTTGTTGAATTCTTTACCTGCTTGATTATTTTAAGTATTCCTTTTTGTATTGTCGTTTTTTGTGTTTTCATTTTTAGTTATCCTCTTTTTTAGTAATTTAATTGTTCTCTCTTTCTTTCTTTGTATTAAGAAGCTTTTAATATTTTAATCATTTATCGCCGTATTGGTCTTTTTAAATGTATATATTTTGTTGCTTCTTACTATATATTATATATGTAATCTAAAATAAATCAAGTTTAATACAGCCTTATTTTAAAAATAAATTGAAATTAAATTAAAACCATTTCAAAACATATATACCTATATAGTAATGTATTTAAAAATAAATCAAGTAAAATAGCAACTAAATATTAAAATAAATGAAAAATAGATGAAAGAGATGAAAAAAAGGGTTTTTCAAATACTAATCTAAATGATAATCATTCGCATTTAACAATATAATAACTTAATAATATTACGAAGACTTTATATAAACATTTAATAATATATCAACCAGCTAATATAAAGAATAATTTATATAACCATTTTATAATATTACAATCAATTTATATAATCAATCAATGATATATACAGGCCTTGAAATACCTATTTTTTAAACCCCTATTTTTTTAAGGGTTATCAGTAAATTATCAGGGTATTATATTATTATATTATTATAGTCTTGTTTAAATTATTATTTAGAAAAAAACTGGGCAATATTCAAAAGAGGGCAAGGGGGAAAATTGCGCTCTCCTTTTATTAAAGACCCCCATACATTTTTTCATATTTTTTTAGAACTACCTTACATTTTATAACCACTTAGAACACCCCATTCATCCATTCTTCATACTTTCTCACCACCATCTTATAAGCCTTACCAAAAACCTTAATAAGTGTATATTTAACTGTATAGTAAGCCTCCTTTAAGATCGCTAAATATATATATAAATTGTCTAACATATTGTTTCTCCTTGTTTAATTTTAATAATACCACCCAATACTCACTAACTTGTTTAATTTTAATAATAGGAATACTAAATTCATAAGGAAAGGAGGATAACCTTAATAATCTAATACTCCTATTATTACTATCTATTACTAAGTTATAAGACACTTATAAGATATATAAATACTTTAGACTACTTATATTATTCTTATACTTATTAAATTATTTTTAAATATAGTTATTTTTTTACTTGACTTTTAGTGTTTTTTAGTATATAATATTTATTATTATATGTTTTTATATATAGTATTAGTAGTATTATTATATTACTAAGTTATAAGATTATTATAAGATTATTATTAGATATTTAAATACTTTATACTACTAATACTTGTTCTTATATTATTCTTATATTAGTATATTAAATAGTCTTTTAAATAGTCCCCCACTTCTCGTGTTAGGGTTAAAGCTTTTGTGTTAGCTTTAGCTTTGTGTTATAAGTCTTTGTTTTTTAACAACTTTTTAACCTTATTAATTTATACTTAAACTATCTAAATAATTGTTGTGTTTAGAATGATCTGTTTTGTTGTTGTTCCAAAGACTAATAGGCCTTAAAAAGTCTTCTAATTCTTGTTCTAATAAGTCCTCTTTATATCTCTCTAAAGCCTCTTCTGAACTAAGCCCTAAATTATTAACAATATAACCTAAAGCAATACTAAGAGCATCTAACCTATCATCATGGTAAAGGCTTCCTCTATCCTTAGATATGTGTGTTAGTTGATGAACGAGACTATAGCTTAAATTCTTATGGTCAGAAACAGCACCATTGATATCTCTCTTCAATAAAGAATAATCAAACACAAGTCTATGTTGATTAAGCAAAGGCTCTATTGTGTCAATAATCCTTAACTCTTTTTGTTTGTTATTCCTTACTTCTTCCACTGAACAAGGATAAATACTCTTCAATATAGGTTTAAGCAACTCATTAAACATACCATCACCGAAGTTACTCTCAATAATAATAACATTACACATATGTTCTTTTGCTAATTGTGCTATCTTAACTAAGTTTTCTGGAGTATAGCCACCACTAATACCACCAACATCAGCAACAAACACCTTTGAGTGTAATTGTTTAATAACAGCATAACCTGTTTCGTCCTTACCCCTACCACTTGGATCAATACTTAAAACTGAATATTCATAAGGAGCATAATCTTTGTCAATATGACTTGCCCTATATAAACTATCACCAGTAAAACCAATATTAGGTAAATCTACCAGTAGCTCTCTACTACTACCATAACTAATACTAATGGGCCCTGTCTTAATATCCAAATCATGAACAATAATATCACTTGTTTTAAGAGGATGCTTATCTGCATCACTAAGAGTAGTATCTAACTGGTATTGTAGTCTAAACCAACTCTTACCAATACTTGCTTCTCTTTCTACTAAATCTTCGTGTGTAAAGCGGAAGTCAGTTATCTCTCCAGGCTTCTTTGTGCCATTCTCTAAGGGTATAGCAACATAATCAGCTAAACAGCCCTTATAGACTTCTACATCTTCTGGGAAACGAGCAGGATAAACAATAGTCCTAAACCCTTTATCCCTCATCTTATTGTAAATAGACTCACCAGATTGTGGTGTTCCTAAGATAATGATTTGAGCATCTTCTGTTGTTTGTAGAATAGCATCATACTCAGCAACAGTAGCAAGTAGTTTAGCTCTCATTTGTTCAGTAGCACTGTTTTGTAGTCCTTCTACGTCATCAGAGATAAGGATACTGGCACGATTACCTTGTAACTGGGATGTAATACCCAAACTCTTAACACTTGGCTGAACAGTAACCTCACAACCTGATACATCGAATGATTTAACTGAATTCCTCATCTCACTACTTGGAATAAGATGTTCAAGGATAGGTAAATCAAAGATTAAGCGTCTAACGAATTGAGCAATAGCTTCAGAGTGGGGCCCTGATTGAGAAACAATCAATACCTTTTCATTTGGGTTTCTTAATAGTCTCCAAGTAACATAAGCACCAGTAATATATGTTTTACCAACACCACGAAAGGCTTCTAATAGCATACGTTTATCACCAACCATTAATGTTCGTGCCATATCTATTTGAATAGGAGTAGGTTCAGGTAAATTAATGCCTTCCCATACATATTTCAGGTATTCCCTGAAGTCATTCACATAAACCTTTAATTCTTCTTGTGTTATCGTTTTATCATAAACACCCAT